CAGTCCCTTTTCTTTTTTACTCTTCCACTACTTCTGGTTCATCTTCAGCAGGATTCTCTAACTCTTGTTTTAACAAGCCAGTAAAACCTTGAATACCTACTTCGATTTGATCGAGTCTTGCTCGTGTTTGGTTCGCTTGTGCTTGCATATCTTGAACTTGTGCTACAAGATACTTCGCTTTTTCACTTACCTCATCTAAACGATACTCTTTATCATCCATAGTAATAGTTTGTACTTCTTTTTCGCTTACTTCAGTCATAACTTTTTCCTATAGTTCACAGGCTCCACCTACACAGGCGAGTTCTTGTGATCCGATTGTATTATCTTCAATCTCGACTCTTGCGAGATCATCCCAATCAATGCTTTCTGGCATTGCTGCCATTAGTTCATTGTACTTTTCTTCATTTATTTCCTCATAAGGAGCTTGTTGATATACATGATCGCTATAAGGTAATAATGAAATTCCAGAACACATATCAAAGTTTTTCCAAATCCACTGTGCAACATCTAAGTATTCTTCATCTGTATAATAGATTGTAATACTTGGTTTATGTTCGCACCAATGATCTTGGTAAGCTTTCCATAGTTCTAGTTGTTCCATCGCTCCTGTTTGTTTTACTGTTATGCTACTTTCAGGCGCTTTTACTGGAAAAGAAAAAACGTCTGTAGTTGTTGGAGACATAACATCCGACTCAACAGGAACACCAGAATCAGACATAAACAGAGAAAGAGGATCTTTTTTATCCCCACGTACTCTACGAACATAATAGCGAGAAAAACGGGGGTGAATACCGCTAGCACTATTAACGAGCTGACTGACCGTACCACTCGGCTTAACACAGGTAATTGCTGTACTTTGATTGATGCCCAACTTTTTACTCCATTCTTCATTTGTTTGAACTGCCACATTTCGTATCTCCGTAAGCCACTTCTCTAAATCAGGTGAGTTTTTACCAAGTAAATAATGATCCATAATACCTGTCAAACTTACTCCGAGAAGGCACTCTTCTTCTGTATTGCGCTCCCAACGAACTCTTAAATACCGAAAATCGGTAAGAGTTGCTTGAAGAGAGCCAATAATTGTAGCTATCTTTACTTTACGTCTCAAATCATCTAAAGTATCATTCGGTCGAACTACGACTTCGGATAAATTACAGAATTGATTACTTCTCAGTATAATTTCACTACATGGGTTTGTTCCAAAATCATGCTCTACATCTCTTCTACCATGTCGAGCAGACACTTTTTGTGCAGCAACACGACTAAAAATACCTCTTTCTCCTGACTTACTTTCGTAAATCACTTGCATCTCTCTTAAAAATGCTTCGAAATCAGGTTTTTCAGTATATGCTACACTATTGTTTGCCAACCTGCGTTGGCTATTGCTTTCCCACCATTGTCCAGACTTTGCCTTCGCCATACGTCCATCAGAAAGATTCGAGAGACTAATCAAAGCAGAACGTCTTACACCTCCAACAACAACAATGTCTGCCACTTTACATACTACATCGTGACATTCAATACTTGTAAGTTTTCGTCCTGCGGCTTTGCGAAACACACCGACTGTAAAATGAAAAAGATCGTCTAACGGCTCTGGTCCACTTGCTCTACCACCGAAAGTTTTGAGTCTTGCACCAGCAGGACGAACCTTTCTCATATCCCACTTTGGAATTTTTCCTGCATAAAGCAAGCTAATAAGCTCACGAAAAGCACTTGCCCATCCCATCTTTGAATCAGCAACTACAATTGTAGTATCTGTATCGTGCATGGTTTCAGCGATTGCAGGTAGCTGATTAATAAAGTTACGTTCGACACTAAAGCCAACTCCTGTGCCACACATAAGAACATACATTAGCTCGTCAAAAGCTCGCGGATGATCTATGTGAAGGTAACTACAGTTGAATCCTGCAACATTGTCACGTTTTAAGGCTTCTCCTGCGGTCATCATACAACGCATTGATGGCATTACATCTAAAGCGTGAATAGCGTTGTATAATACTTCTGCGTCTGCATCGTTTAACTGGTCTCTTTCTTTCCAAAAATCAATATAACGCTGAACTGTTTCTTCCCACGTTTCTCTCCTTTTTTCAGTATCGAGCCATCGAGCATAACGACTTTTATGTATAAATTGTTGATATTGATCCATCATTTCAGTTTTTCCTCTATCTCGGATAAATTATCCAAACCTATTGCATCGTCGCAATATGTTATTAAGTCCATTAACTCATAGTTTATGAGTAATGTTTCTGCATTTTCATTCAACTCTTGAATGTATTTATACTTACCGTCCAAAGGAACATTATCGTATATTGTCATAGCATCACCATACTCTTTTATTAGCTGTTCAGCTCGTTTTGGCCCGATGCCTGCTATTCCTGGAACATTGTCACCTTTATCACCTGTGAGACACTTGAAAGATATATATTCTTCAGGTGCTACATTGTAATGTTCGTTCCAGTTATCTATTGTAATCTCTTTGCGAGTAACATAGGAAAATCTACTTACATCTTGCTGTATCAGTAGATCCCAATCTCGATCACTTGAAACTAACCAGATTTTATCCAGTCCATACTGTTCTTTACGTTTTACAAGATGTGCGGCTAAATCATCTGCCTCTACACCTTGAAATCTTAGTACAGGATGTCGTTCTTCTAGTCTTTCAAGTGTTGCTTCGTACTCTTCAAAGAAATCAATAAATGCTTGTTTTTCTTCTTCTGTCTGCTCTGCATACTTATCTTTTCGATTTTGTTTATAGTCAGGTAGTATTTCCTTTCTATAACTTGATGAACCCCAATCTGCTGTAATAATTACGTGTGCACAATTATAAGAGTTTGCTAAGGATGCAACTGTTGCTGCATAATCATCTCGAAAATCTGTTCTGCCTTGATGTTTCCAACGAAAAGCTAAGTTTAGAGCGTCTACAATTAGTGTGCCATCGGCATTGTCTAATCGTTCATTAAAATTAAAAGCCACTTATAAACTCCACTTTTTCATGTTCTAACCAATCTTCCGCAAGTAGTACATAACAGTTTAGAAACCGAATAAATAGATATTCTACTGTATTCTCTGGTTTGTGTTCTGTTACGACAAATACTTTGGATCGGTCGTATTTAAAAAATAGCAAAGGCTGTTGATCGCCTCCTGCTGCTTGTACTACTATCTTTTTCCACCACTTTACTAAATTATTTGTTTTTGGTTGTGTAAAAACCTTATCTGAAAGTGGTGAATCTTTGTAGTTTTTTACCTCTATGCAATAATAGTTTCTCTGGTTGGGAACATATAAGTCTCCTTTGAGATACTCCAGAGCACCCGAGGAAGGTACTCTTTCAAATTTAAGCCCAGTTGCATCGCGAAGCATATCACGTACTAGATACTCTCCCCTTGCACCTTTCGCTCTTGAGTCTACCATATTCTTCCTCACTCATTCCACAGTTGGGACACACTTCTCCATCTCGAGTGGAGAGCAGTACTCCATAACACTTGTGTGTCCAGTATATTATTGATTTTTTATTTTCGCTATCCAAATGCCACAGTTGATTTCTTCTATTTGCGTTCATTTTATTATTCCAATTTACTTATGTTTTCGTGTTTTACAACTTCGATTTTTTCTAGTAAAGGATGTGACCAACCATGCGACACTATGTAGGTATTCAAATCTTCTCTTAATAGAACTTCTACAAGTTTCTCCCTGCCTAAATCGTCGAGAACATTTATAACTTCATCTAAAAACAATATATTGATTTTAGACTTTGAAATACTACTCATAAGTTTACGTATTGCTATCAGAGTAGCGGTGTTTACTCTTGCCAACTCTCCAGAAGAGAGAGCAAGAATATCTACTACGTTGCCATTATCTGTAATCTGTACATTTAATTTATCGTTCGAGACTACAAACTCAAGTGTAAATCTACCATCAGAGAGTTCAGCCAAATATTCATTCGCCAATTCTTCAAGCTCTCCAACAAGATTTTCTATTTTATACGCAAGCAAGCCATTTGTACTAAAAGACTTCTTCAATATTTCTAGATTTGACTCAAGTTTTTGATTCTTAATTAAATCAGTTTTATACTGCTCCAACTGACTTTCAAAATCTTTTGTCTGTTCTTCTATTACTTGGATTCGCGTATTGTGATGGGTTCGTCGCTCGTTTTCTGCTGCGAGTTCTGCCAGTTGCGTCTTTGCCTGCTGTAGTCTGCGTTGAACATTTTCAAAGCGACCCCTAAGCTCCTGCAAATCCAATAAAGATGACGGCAAAGTACGATCATACAATCGAAACAAATCTTCCCAATTTTTCCGATTAGTTTCGTTATTTTCGAACTCACGATTATTTCTTTTAATTTCTTCAATGATTGGTTTAATTGCATCTGCTTTTCCTTGCGCTTCTGATGCCAAATCTCTTGCAGTTTCCAACATTTGTTTCTCTGTTGAGATATCAATCGGTTGTCCACAAGTGGGGCATTCATCACTTAATTTTTCTAACTTTTCTATAGTCTGCAGAGCACCCGTAGCGACTGCATTATAGGAGCCTAAATCTTCTTGCAAATCATCGTAGGATTCATACTCTTTTACTGATGATGCCTGAATCTTTGCAATATCAATGGCTTCCAATAGTTTCTTGTACTGATTATTTTTTGAGATTTTTTTATTTTTTTCCGAAATATTTTCAATTTCTACCGTTAAAGAACGCAAAGCCTTTTCATCTTCGGATGTATCAATTTGTAAATTTAACATAGGTAGTATAGATGTATCACTCAATTTATTATTATTTAACCAGTTTTCAACTGTTGTAAGTTTGCCATCTATTACATTTGATACTGCTGATACCTCTCTTGTAGCATCTTTAAATAATTCAAATAACTCAACATACTTTTCCAAGTGTAATAAATCTATCAGAAACTTCTTACGATTTGCATCTGTAGCAGTTAAAAACTGCAAACTTGCGTTTGTATTCTGATATACTAACTGTGAAAAAGTTTTAAAATCTACACCAAGAATCTCCTGTATAGTCTTGTATGTATTTGTAGCAGTGTGACTAGAAATATCAGTATCATTCTTTTCTAGTTTCACTTTTATACTTGTTTTTCTGTTGATCGTAATGTTGTAACGATCTTCATCTTTCATAAAAGATAGATAAATATTATAACCATCATTTACATGACGATTTGGTATATCTGCTTTTTTGATTCCTTTTGAGTTTTTGTTATACAAAGCCTCCTCGATAATTAATGGTATAGAAGACTTTCCCATACCATTTGTTCCAAGAATTTGTGTAACTGTATTATCGTTTAGCTGTAACTCGTTTCCAGAACCATAACTAAAACAGTTATCCCATCTCAAGGTTTGAAGCGTAATCATTATATGTTCCTATTATGTCTGGTATTTTTTCTTCTTTTATTTGCAAAATATACAGTAAGTATTCTACTAGCTCTTCTTGTATAGTCATTTCTTTGTCCATGATTAAAGACGTTTCTGACTTTCGTACTACTACTTTTTTATCTAGCAGCTCTGAGTTTTTTACAGCGGCTAAATCTTGTATATCTCCTTCTATCTCATAAATGGTATGGTGAAAGTCTGTAGGAATCATCTCAGCTTCACTCTTTACTGTTTTACGAATTAGTTGTGGTAAATGAAACTCTTCCCACATCCAACTCCAATCATTTTCATTTATAAGAATATATCCAGTTTTTACTAAGTTTCGATGAAATGATGTAGTCATCGGACTTCCTGGATATACTATGTTTCTTTGTGTATTACTATGTGCGTGTAAGTCCCCTGCAAATACTATAGGAAAGTCCTCAAATAAATCCAAATCTATTTCTGGTTTTACATGGGGAGGTATCTCTCCTCTTACATGAGTAAACAAAGGTTGTTTTTTGTTAAAATGTTCTACCGCACCTTTTCGATGCAAGTCGGCATAAGGTAATATACCATAGCCTAATTCACTGTCAATGTAAGAGATGTCCACTATATTTATAAGCGGATTTATATCTCGAGAAACCTGTTTTAGCTGTGTAAAGAAAGTTTTGTTCTTCTTTGTAGCTTCATGGTTTCCATCAAATATAATTGTTGGAATTGTAACTTTACGGATAAACGAAAAGTATAACTCTAACTCTTCCATATTTGGTAGACGATCAAAAAGATCGCCACCAATTATGTGCATATTACATTGAGGTTCTAATTCATAAACTTGCTCGAAAAAGTAACGATAACGGTTTATAGCCCACTTTACTGGTACATTTTTCTGCCCTAGCTTGATGTGCCAATCTGCCGTAAATAAAATCATCCTACATTAAACTCTTGTTCGAGTGCTTCATCATCTGTTTCATCACCCATGTTTCTTACTTTATCAAGAAGTTCTTTTTGAGCGTCAGCAGTTGGACGAGGCATTACATCATCCATTGATCTCAAATCAGAGATAACTTCTAACTCTTCTTCTGTAAGCGCACGTGGCTTACACTTGAGAGCTTGTAGTTGATACTCTACATTGTATGGTAGAGGCCCAGTCTTTACTCGCTTGAAGCAAATATCCCAACCAATTTCTGTGTTAGTTGGATCTCCTAAATCTTCAGCAGCAGTAATTATCTGCTCCCATAATTTCTTCTTTAGATTTACTACTTTGACTTTTCCGTTATCTATGCACTGAGTTGCATAACTCCAGCCGCATTTAAGATCAGGAAAGTACTCTCGTACCCAGTCTTTTTCTAAATTATTGAATTTTTCTGTATTCCTATCGAAAGATAAACACTCCAAAGGAATATTCTTTCCGTTTTCACCTTGAATCCAGTAGACATATCTTGCTAGAATGTCTCCTACGATTCTCATTTTGTTTTCTCCATCGACATACTGAAATGTCTCGATGGAAGTTTTTTGGGCCGAACCCTTGTGTTGATTAAATTGTATAGCCATTAGTGTATTGTCTCCGTGACTTCTTCGTAGCGAAAGTATATATCCTGTTCATCCACTGCGAGTAGCCTGTTGTCTGTTATTAAAGTTAGAGGCGTTGGACAGTGCAACGAATCTAATGAGGTTTTTCTAGTCGCAAGATATTCACCATAACTTCTCATAGAAGCTAGTGCATAATATATTGCGAGCTCTCTTTGTGTATACTTATAAGAATGGTACAAAAGAACATCTGGATGAACCAGAAAAGAGTTTCCTGTGAAGTTTTTATTAGAAAATTTATAGATAGGATCAAACTTATTTTTAGGGAGTTGACCCTTTATAAGCATTGACATTATTTTATTACAGGTAGCAGTATCTCCCTGTGCCGTATCATAAACCTTCTTCCAATCAAATAAGAGCATATATTATACTTAAATTTTACCAAATTGTCAAGAAATATTTTTTAAAGGTATGTCATCTTCCAACCCTGCTTCATGTAGAACCCTACACGATTCGAGGCTTGTTTTCTGGCAGTATTTCCTTTAAGATGAATATCAATGATAACTGGATTCCTCTTTCCCTTTTGTTTTCTTATTACTCTACCTACTAACTGCGTAAGTAGAGGCTCGTTGTTGATAGGAGTGCCTAATATTAAACAGCTTAGATTATCAACTGATATACCTTCAGAGAAGATTGCTTGAGTTCCATAAAGAACTTCTGCTTTTCCATAAAGAATTTTATCTATCATTACTTCTCGTTCTTCATGCGGTACTTCTCCCGTTACGCATATCGCTTTCTCTCCTGTAAGTTCAGCACAAGATTTTAGAAATCCTACTCTGTCACTTACAACTAAGACTTTGTGCCCTCTTGCCGCGTAGGCGGCCGCTAGCATTGCGATTGTATGTCTATATTCTTCATCGTTTGCTAGTTTTGTTACTCTGTTTGCCCACGGAATACGTGAGCCGTCCATAAATCTTATCTCCGAAGGAACTATGTGTATCTTCGGGATCATGTAGTTTTCTTTTGGTGGTTTAAAGATTGTATTTCCAAAGTAATCTCTAAACACTACATGCTTTCCGTCTTTTCTTTCTATAGTGCCTGATAGCCCTATCTTATATCTACAGTAATTTGTATCTATTACTTTGGAAAATGTTGGACTACTAACGTGATGCATTTCATCAAGTATGATAGTGCCAAACTGTTTACGAATCTTTTCTATGTTTCGGTACAAAGTTTGAGTATTGCCAATCACGATAGGAGCATCAAGTTCAAATTTACCACTACCTATGATGCCTGGTGTAATTCCAAATACTTTTTCTACTTCTTTTGCCCACTGATTTCGTAGAGGAACTGTATGTGTAACTACAAGCGTTTTTTGTCCTAGCTTGCCTGCAATCGCTAAACCTGTAAAAGTCTTTCCCCAACTGACCCATGCGTTTATTATTGCATTGTCTATGATTTCATCATAAACCGCCTTTTGGCTGTCTCGTAAATCAAACTTAAATTTTGGAAAGTCTACTGGTATGTTTACTCGTTTATCTACTATTTCATAGTGATCGGGTATTAAATCCGTTCTTCCAATTGGTAATGAGATCAAGCCATTACGAATGATTCCCATGTTTTTTATAACCTGTGGCGGATCTAATGGATTGTGTGCAGGAATAGTGTATGTAAGTTCTCTATCGATTTGCTCTTGCAATTCGGCAGGACAATCCATATAAATTCTATGACTCATTACTGCTTTCATCTTATTTGTATTTCATACCCAATAACGAAACCGTAATTTCCTCGTGATTTTCCGCTGCAATTATCGCATCTGACTTCGGCTCTATTTGAATTAAAGTAGTATTTCCCATACATGGGAGAAATATACCAGCCGTTTGATTTTAATCTAATCATTGGTTGTATTCCTCTGTCGCGATAACCACTTACTAGACCTATGTCTAGTTCCCAATCATTGAAATCATAATTCTTGCCAAAGTAATAGCTAATGTCTTTCTCACTATTGTAATAAGTTCCTACGATTAATGAGTCTTTCTCACATTGTAAATGTGGGTGTATATTGTTGTAATCACCACTACCACCAAGATGCATAGTGAATGAAAGAAGTAATGTTAAACAGTTCATATTTTCCTTCTTGTATCTTTTAATTTTTCTTCTGCATACTCATACAAAAGCCAAGGGTTATTTTTAATATGTAATATACCTGCCCACATAAATCCTGTTTCTGGAGGTCGTGGAATTGTAAATGGAAAACTACAACCATGTACCCAGAGTAAGCAAGCTTTTGTTTTAGGTTCTACTTTTTTTATTTTTAAATATTTTAATTGTGCAAACTCAGTTTTTTCGTAGATAAAAGGATTTCCACCATTATCAATAAAATATTTTGTTTTTTGTTTCATTAAACCGTTTGCAGTTGTTATCATATTTCTAAGATGATACTGCTCTTTATGAGGAGTTAACATACGTCTTAGACCTAATGAATCTCCTGGCATATTTTTATCATCTAATAATTTGCCATCAAGTAATAATAATCCGTCTGCTATCTCCCAGTTGGATGAATCAAGTAAAAATATTGGAAAATCTAATTTTTTGAATTGTTTATAAGTAATTACCATACATCTTCTCAAACTTACCGCCTGAGTAGTCTTCATGCACTATTTCAAAGTCACAGCCTACTGGCGTTCCTGGGATTGATAAACCCCGATCTAGTTGTACAAAGTGTGTTAGTTTTTCTTTGTAATGTTCTACTTCTTTTTCTGGTACTTCTGCAAGTATTGAGTCATGCACTAAAGCAAATATACGGCTTTCTAAATTATTTGCTTTAATATACTCACTCATATCTATTGCCCCGAGTAAGTTAATATCAGAAGCAGCAGACTGCACCAGAAAGTTAAGACCAGACCTAATGCTATGGCTCTGGATGCCTTTGTCTGTCGATGCGACATTTGGTAATCTCCTTTTCCTTCCGAAGAAGCTGTAAATAAATCCATTTTGCTGAATAAATTTTTGATTCTGTTCTATCCATGATTTTAGTTTGTGAAATGCACTAAAGTATTCATTTATTACTTCCTGTGCTTCCTGTCGGCTAAAGTAGGTTCCTGAGTCTTTTGTAACTTGTTCACTGATCTTTGCTGGGCCTGCTCCGTACATAATTCCGAAAGTAACTGCTTTTGCGGCTTGTCGCTGTGTACTGTATAATTCTGCCACTTCTTCTACCGAACATTTTAGTTTGAACACTTTGTGTGCAATTGTAGAATGAAAGTTACCACCAGAACGAAATACATCCATCAAAGCATTATCTTTTGCAAGAATTGCCGCGACATAAACCTCTGCTGTGGTCAAGTCCATTGCAACTATTTTGTTTCCAGGAGCTGCTTTTATACAGCCTTTTACAATAGGGTTATCTCTAGGCAGTTGTTGCATATTGAGTTTGCCACTAGAAGAAAGCCTGCCAGAAGTAGTACCATGAAGGTTAAAACCTGTACGCAATCTACTATCAAGATCCAACTGCGGTAAGATTTTGTCCAAATAAGTATTTTTAATTTTGGATTTTTGGCGTATTTCGAGAATGAGTTTCGGGATGTGGGATTGCTTAGATAGTTCTTCAAGAACTTCTGCATCTGTCGAATGTGCGCCAGTGCCAGTCTTTTTACCAGTTGGATTGAGGCCAACGAAGTCAAACAATAAACTACGAAGCTGTACAGTACTATTAGGATTAAAATCTTTTCCATTTATCTCTTCAAATTTTCGTATGGCAGGTTCTTTATACATCTCTTCAATGGCATCATCTATCTGCTGTTGCATAAGTGATTGAGATTTGATAAGCCTTAATTTATCAAAAGGAACACCATTGTCTTGTATGTCTGTAAGAAATCTGCACCCTGGGATTAATATTTCATCATATACTTTACACAGTCTTTTATTTTGTTTTATCTTTACAAATTTTTCGTATATTAGAAATGTGACTACTGCATCCATTGCAGCATATGTTTTCATTACTTCAAAAGGTATAGAGTCCCAAGTAAAATCATTCTTGAGTACACCTTTTTCTTTTCTATAATTATCTATCCAATCGTACATCGGCTTCTCATAGTCTCCGAACTTTGTATACTTCATAGCCAATTGTTTCAAGCCATGAGTTCCTGGGTTCTCATCTATGAGATAGTGAAGAAGCATCGTATCTTCAAATCGAGGAAACTTTGAATTAAAATGATACTCAAAGAACGCCATATCAAACTTTGCATTATGAAATACAATTATAGATTGATCAAATATAAGCTGTAGAAGTTCTTCTGTCTCTTCGTCAAAACATTCTGTGTCTATATAAACACCGTTTACTCCATCATAACAAACGGAAATACCGATTATGTGTCCGTCTCTTGGGTATAGTCCTGTTGTTTCTGAGTCTAATGCTACATAAGGAGGCTTTGCATTGTAGCATTCTCTGAGCCATTGATTGGCTTCTTCTGTATTCTGTATCCCCTTTGCCATTTCGGGGGTGACTACTACATCTTCTGCGTTTCCACTTATGTAGTCTATAATACTTTTCTTTGAGTCTTCCCATGTTCTCCTTGCCTCTGGCTTGAATGCCAGCATTGATGGGTTTATCACTGGTAAAAATTTATCTTCGACTTTCTTACCAGAGTATTCTGTGACTGAATTAATAGGTGTGAAGTATTTCAAAGCATCACTACCTACAAGGATTAACCAGTCATATGCATCTATATCTATATCTATATCACAGTCTCGTTTTAAGACTTTCTTGATAGTTGGATCAGAACATAGTTGATACTGATCAAAGTCAAATGCATTATCAAATTCTTTTTTAAAGTTTGTTCTACTTGGTTTCGTTTCTATTAGGGCAACGTTAGCCATATAATTTACTCTTTAGTTTATCTACTCTTGTTTCTGTTAATGCACCTGGATCGCTATCTTTCAAATGCACATTTCTAGGGTATAAGCCTACTCGCTCTACCATCTCTTTTACTTCTCTTGCCGCAGTTTGTCCAGCATCGTCTCCGTCAAAGAATATATCTATACTTTCTACACCTTGTATTGAAAGCATACGTAATTTCTCTTCATTGATGTTCTTTGTTCCAAAACAACAAACTGCATTTGTCAAACCCTTATCATGAAGGTTTATCATATCATAGATTCCTTCTACAAGTATTACCGATCCCTGTATTGGCTCTAC